TGGATATAATAATACCAAAGCATTTGCTGCAGATATGGGTAAGCCAGAGGTTATCAATGACCCATCCTTGCTAGAGAAAGAATATGCTTTCGATACCGCTATATGGTTCTTCAATAGCAATGGCTTGTTTAAGCTTGCTAGAGAGGGCGTAACCGACGAGGTGATTAAGAAGATTACCAAGCGAGTGAATGGTGGCTACACTGGCTTGGATCATCGGAACAAAGAGACTAAAAAAATCTATCAATGGCTTAGCTAAGGTCTAGGCATAGGCTTCAAAAGCTCATTAGAGGGCGTGGGAGTGCCTTTACAGTGAATAAGCACATTGTCATAGTGATTTTCCATTATGTCAAACATAGCTTCTTTAGAATAGCTACAGGCGTCATAGCTGGGAAACAATATGTTATACGTTAGTGGCTCACCTTGCACGAAATAGGTTAGCACCATGAATGTGTAGTATTTAATCATTGTAATCTCCTCATTGGTTTATTAATATTCTTTCGGGGCAGTAAAGCTAGCGTATGCAAGCTACTCAATCCTATATTGTAAAACCTTACTGCCCTACGATTAATCTGAAAATAACTCTCGGCCTTTATCTGTTATAAAGAATTTACGATCAAAAAGACTTACTTTTTGTTTCATAAAACCTTTTGCATAAAGTCTATGCCGCATTTTTCTTAAAGCTTTTTCATATATATCTGCAACTCTCGTACCCGAAATTCCCATATCTTTAGCTATATCTTTAAAACCATCACCATCAATCTGATGCATTTTGATAACTTTTAGCTCTCTTGGCGTAAGACCTGATATAGCAACCTTAACGACATCAAGTTGTTCCAGCGCTTTTGCTGGATTGTTGTCAGACATGATTTGCTTAACCTCATCTAAGCTTGCCTCAAAAGACGCTGTAGATTTTTTGAGCTTTATATCTCTCATATGATTAGGCCAAAGCTGCTCCATGTCTTTTCCCAAATATGCAGCAATATCAAATGCAAGCTGCGTCCAACCTTTTTTGCCGTAAGGCTTAGTTTTCATTCCAACTAGGCTACCTATATGACTTGGATTCCTACCAATTTCTCTAGCAAATTCTGCAACGCTATTATGCTTACTTAAAATAGCTTTTAGCAAACGTGCGTTTCTTACCGTTACTTTTACATCTAAATCTTTAGCCATGCTTAATCCTTTGCCGCAAAAAAAGATGGCGTTCTTTGAAGATTTCGTGTTTCTCTCCTATCTTCTCGCTCCTCTTTTCGCAGATTCTCCCACTTAATTTTATACATTTCTTCATATAATATTCTGCGTCTTTCGGGTTTGTCTGCACTGAATAAATCACTTATTATCTGATTGTTCACTTATCCCTAACTCCTCTTTAATCTTATACAACAATAACATCATTTCATCTGTGTCATGCTTTCTATGATTGTTCTGCGAAAGAAAGTCGGCACGCATTACATCTATCTTACGCTCAAGTCGCTTCATCAATGTATATAGATGCATCAAATTCGTCTTTTTTAATATTCTTTCATCCATACAATGCCACTCCTATCCAAGCTAGAACCACCACGCCAGTTAGCAGCGCTATGGCTATGGTCTGCAGTTTAGCTTTCATCTTCTACTCCTGTTCCTTCGCAAGCTTCACACGTTTGCTTGTCTGTATCTAAATAACCGACATCACGGTTAAACCCGTGAGGCTTGGCTACCTCTACAGTAACCTCACCCCAGCCATCACATTCTTTGCAGTAGTTCATTTACTTACCTTAAAATTCTTGACCACATCATCAACCAGCAAATTCATGTGATCTATGCTTTGGCAAATCGCCTCTATGTCACTAAGCCGTACACTGGCTTGGCGAGTGACCGCTTTGAGTCGCGCTTCCTCTGCAAGATATGCAGCGCTCTCGTAGGCTATTTTATATTCGTCAATTTTTTTCATTGGTTTATCCTTTTTATGTGTTGACACATATCAATATGACTGATAGACCATATCATGTCAATATAAAAATGCTACAAAGGAAAAATAAAATGCAAAACGAAATCACATACTACGGATTTGAAATCTGGAAAGATTGGGATGATAAATGGAAAGTCGCAATCTTAGGTTGGGAGTGGGAGTTTAGCACCTTAGAAGAAGCAAAAAAATTAGTAAAAGAGAACTGGAGAAGGGGGTAGCCCCTTCCTGGCTCGTAAGCCATTGATTTTAAAGGAGAAAATTATGCAAAAGATAGAAACAAAGCAAGTGCTCTTACGACTGCGAGATGATGTAAACGCAGGCATGGATGCACTAAAAGCAAGAAATCGCATGAGCAAATCAGTGATAGCTGAGAACGCAATCAGAGAATACTTGGCAAAGCATGATATAAATTTGACAGAACCAAAGGCCGACTAATGGTAAATGGGCGTAATAAAGGGGCTTCTTTTGAATTACAACTAGCCAGAGAGTTACAACTAGAGCTAGGCATATCTTTCAAAAGAGACTTAGAGCAGTATCGGGCAAGTGAGCATGGTGATCTTATACCCAGCAATGATAACTTCCCATTTTTAATAGAAGCAAAGCGGTATAGCAAAGGCGCAGTCGGTGGTTCTGCAGCTTGGTGGGATCAAGCAGTAGCCGCAGCTAAACGCGCTGGTAAACTGCCATGCCTAGTATACAAGTATGACCGAAAGCCTGTCAGGTTTGTGATAGATGTGCTTGCAGCTTATCAGTCTGGCTATGAGTTTAAAACAGAACCGCCCGAACATGGTAGGTTAGAAATGGACCTACACACGTTTTGCTGGATTGCAAGGGAGTTGATGAATGAACACTAGAGTTGACCTAGAGATGAGCAATGAGGATTACCACGACAAGTCTCAGCACCCACATATTAGCTCAAGCGATATAAAAGAAATTGCTGCAACAAGTGTTTTGCATTGGGCAATCAAACAAGATAAGCCACGCAAGGAAACACCTGCAATGCGTATGGGGTCTATGCTGCACAGCATGATACTAGAGCCGCATAAAAAAGAATACGTGCGTGGATTACCAAACAGGCTAAAGCGTAAAGAATGGGCTGCAATGGAAGAAAAAGCAGCGAAACAAGGTAAGATATTGGTCACGGAGGGCGAGTATGATGAGGCACAAGAGCTTGCTGCAATTGCGCTAGATACATGCAAATTATTGCGCGAATCGGTCAAGAAAGAAAACTTTGTTGCTGAAGCAAGCGTCTTTACTTATTTAGATGACCTTAACCTTGCTGTAAAGTGCCGCCCAGATGGATTGCTTATGCCAACAAAAGAAGGTGAGCAAGGCATCATATTAGACATAAAGAAAACCAAAGCTACTACGCCGCTAGAGTGGGAGAAAGAGGTAGTTCGGTATCATTATGATTTACAAGCGTGTTGGTATTTAATGACAATGCGACAGGCCGAAATGCCTTGCAACAAGTTTTATTTTATAGCTGTTAACGGCGATACTGGCGTATCTACAGTACACGAATTATCAGAATTGTATCTGAAATATGCAGAAAAACGCATGTATCAGGCAATGCATAAACTTGTCGATGCACAAAGCACAGGCAAGTTTGACACAGGGTGGGATGATGTTAATGTTATCCACCTGCCAGCCTTTCTCGAAGATGAGCTAGGCGAAGAACCATTTTAACTTAGGAGTAAACCAATGAAGATATTAGACAACGGTGATGTAGTATTTAGCAATGTTAAAGCACTATATCCAAAGCTAAACAGAACGTACCACTTTAGCTCAGAGCAGGGCAAAAGCGTGCCTTGTGATGCATTAGCTGATGGGGCTGCATATACAATAGACTTTGAGCTTGATAAAAAAACCTGCATAGATTTTGATAAGGAATGCACAAGAGTCTACAAAGAAGCAGCAGATGCAGACAAAAAGAAAAAGTGGAAAGCTGATCCGACTTACTTGCCCTATAAAGACACAGGTGAAAGCTTCACAGGTAAGGCAAAGCTAAAAGGAGCTTACTCAGGTGAGACCACAAGGCCACCAGTGCAGAAAGATGCAGAGAGAAATAGCTTGCCTGCTAACTTTGAGCTTACCACGGGCAGTACGGTAAATGTCTGGGGAAAACTTTTTGCCTACAATACAGGTGCGGTATCTGGCGTTAGCTTTCGCTTAAAAGGTGTACAGGTGCTTGAGCTTGCAGAGCAAGGCGAAGTAGATGATCCATTTGCTGCAACAAAAGGATTTAGCGCCAGTAATGCACCAAAAACTAGCGAACTAGCTGCTGATTCAACAGGTAGCTTGCTAGATGGTAAAGATGACCAGCAAGATGCAAATGATATGGATGACGAAATTCCATTTTAGGACTATGAAAAAAAATGCCCCAAGCGGAGCAGTTACACGCTTGGGGCGAGGTATAAACCCTTGGTAAACCAATGACATAAAACCGAAGGATTGATGAAATGCTACAAGATAATGGGGCAAATAGCAAGACCACCACAGCATATTGGGATGAGTGGTCCAGCAAGATAATAACAGCGCTAGATTTAAAAAAAACAAGTCAACGAGAATGGCATGGTCGTTGCCCAAACTGCGGCGGCAAAGATAGATTCTGGATAACAAACTATCACGGCGAGGTTAAGACGAATTGTCGGCAGTGCGAGGATTGGAAAAGTATCAATGAGATTTTGATTAAACAGGGGCTTCTCCCAGAATGGAAACCAATGCAAAAAGAAGAAAAAGTAGTCAAGCTACCAGAGCCGCAAGAACTACACCCATATCTCACGCAAAAGCGGATTAAGCTGCATAACGCTAAAATAGATGAAGGTGACATACATATCACCATTATAAATAACAAAGGGCAGCGTGTAGGCACACAGTTTATTGAACCCGACGGGAAAAAGAAGTTCAGCTTTCAAATGCCAGTTACAGGCAATTTCGCAGTAGTTGGCGGTAAAATCGAGGACTTTGCTTATTTATGTGAGGGATTTGCTGATGCGTGTAGCGTACACGAGGCAACTGGTAAACCTAGCGTGCACTGCTTGTCGGCTGGGAATATCTCAGCAGTATGCAAGGCGCTGCAAGAAGTAAAACCAAATGCACGACTTGTAATCGCAGGTGATAATGATGATGCAGGGCGTAAAGCTTGCGAAAAAGCTTTTATAGAATGCGGTGTAGAGCACATTCTGCCACCAAACGAAGGGCAAGACTGGAATGACGTATGGTGCACAAAAGGCGCTGAAGCTACAAAAAAGCTGCTACAACCAGTAAATGTACTTGATGAGGTAATATTTCCAGATCAGGCGCAAGTTCAGCTAGATACAAAATATATAGTTAAAAACTGGTTTAGCGAAAATACAATCTCACTTATCTATGGGCCAAGCAATGTGGGTAAATCTTTTTTTGTTACACATTGCGCTTGGCATATCGCTGCAAATGAACAATGGTTAGGAAGTAGAGTAAATGGTGGTTGCGTGCTCTTGCTTGCTACAGAAGGCGGCTATCTATACCAAAATAGAATTGTAGCGCTGCAACAAAGCTATCCAGAGCATATAAATGTTAAGCTTGCAGTAAGACCTAGCCCAATAAATCTATATGACGCTGAAGAAGATATAGCAAAAGTAAAAGCTATTATCAGCGAACTAACAAAAAAGCATGGGCCAGTAAAAATGTTAATCATTGATACACTCGCAAGGGCTACATCTGGCGGTTATGGATTTGATGAAAATGACAACTCGGCAATGTCTCGATTTGGCGCTAAATTGGACGAACTGAGAGACGAAACAGGCGTTCATGTGTGTATCGTCCATCATTCGGGAAAAGATAGCTCTAAGGGCGCTAGGGGTGCGAGTTCGCTTAAAGCGCTGGTGGATACTGAAGTTGAGCTTAGTCAGGACGAAGGGTCAAAAGTCAGGACCGCAAAAGCGACAAAACAAAGAGATATGGAAACTGGCTCAGAAATTAACTTTATACTGGAAATAGTAGAGCTAGGGCGAGACTCAGATGATGAGCCAGTGACAACTTGCGTTATCCGAGAGGCAACAAAAGATGAAATGGAGGACGCCGAAAATGAAACTAGGCCGCAAGGAGCAAACCAAAAGCTGTTTAAAAAGTGCTTTATGCAGCTTAGAGGTGAACGGGTAGGTAGCGCCAATCCGACAGGGGCAGGGTTCCCAGAAGCACGCAAATTCTGGTGCATAAATAAGGACGATTTAGAGGCGCATTTTAGCGGCAAAGTGACAACAAAAAACCCTGCTCAAACCTTTGCTCAAACACTCACGAAATTGATCGAAAAAGGCTATTGTGAGATGAATGAGGGCAAAATATGGATAATTGCCAAAGAAGGGAGATTAAGCTCAAGTGAGGAGGTTTCACCATTTTAACGAATGCAGCAAAAACAATAGGTTACAGGGAAAAACCGTGAGAAACCGTGAGAAACCGTGAGAAAATAGTGAAATCGGTTCATCTTCACGGTTTCACGGTTTTATATATAAAATAAAACCGTGATAGTAGTGAACACGTTAAAACACGTTATGAATTTTGAGTTGGAGAGAATTAAATAAAAATGGATATTTGGTTGCAGAAAAAAATAGATTGTGGAGAGGCTCGGATCGTGCCTTGCGGAACGAATAAATTTAGCAGGTTGCAGAGCTTTGAAAGTAAACTTGCGAGCATAACCGATTTGGATGAGTTGCGTGGCTTCTGGGATAGATCAAAGGTGCTCGGGGTAAAGCTTCCAAATTGGACCGATGAACAAAAGCAAGCAATGAAGTTTCGCGCAATGCAGATTAAAAAGGAATTAGGGCAGTGAATAAAACAATACGTGCAGCATTGCTTGAGGAAGCAAACAAGATTTTACACGGGCGGCGCTCGGAGGATTACGGAAGCATAGAAAGCAATTTTGGACAAATCGCGGCGCTGTGGAATATTTATCTAGAACGCCGCAAGAGCATTGAGCCGCACGATGTTTGCGCAATGATGGCATTGCTTAAAATTGCTCGGTTGTCGCACAAGCCAGACTATGACGGTGCTTTGGATTTGGCAGGTTACGCCGCGTGTTATGCAGAAGCCGCGAAATTAGCGCCGCCAGTGAGCGAAACGACAAAAAGCAAGGGTAAGGCTAGGAAATAAAAAAAGGCCGCTGAGAGCGCGGCCTAGGTGGGGAAATGGGATTGCTTTAGTTTGCTTTAGCTTGTTCAGCTTGCTTGACTTGCGCTAACCCTGCAGCAAACCCTGCAAGTTGCTCTGAAGCATAGCCGTTAAGCGTTGAGTGCATTAGCAAGATAGCTATTTCTTTTCTGCGATACTCTGGCAAGCCTTGCAGCTTTGCTACTATCTCTATCATTTCTGCATTGTCTATTTCGTTTTCCCATGACATGACTTAGCTCTCCTTTGCTTTGGTTTTACTTTTAGGCGGCCACTGAATGTCGTATTCTGCAAATTTCTCAAGCTCCCATTCTGTCGGCTCTGTATCAAAAGAATTACGTAATAAATTATAACCACGCTCTAATTTATTTACGTCTGACATGTAAAGGTCGCTACACTCGCGTAACATGCTAACAACATGATCAAGCGTTTTCTCTAGTTCATTAATTGCTTCGGCTTGCTTTGCATCCATTGCGTCAAGCGTCTTAGCGTTTGCAATATATTTTTTTACTCTGTTTTCAAAATGTTCTTTTGTCATTGGTTTGGTTCCTTATTTTTTAATGATTGTTTTAGGTATTTTGATGTAGTCTCTAGTTTCAATATGCTTGAGCAATATATATTGATAGCCATGCTCTGAGTCTGTTTCAGTACCCATGTACATGTAGTCATGCTTTATCGCGTCTATTGCATCATCAAAAGCTTGTTGTGCTTCCCTTTGCTGTTTGTCCATTGGTTTAACTCCCTAAATATTGGATAATATACGGCGAAAGAAATACAACGCCAGTAAAGAACAAAAATGTAATAAAGCCTAATATGAATTGTATTTCTGGAGTCTTCATTTGTTTGACCTCTCCATATCTAGAAGAATGTTTGCCATAAATGGAAAGTAACCTTCTAAAACTCTACTTACTAATTTGTCGCTGGGGCTTTTATCAATTGAACCCATTTCGATAGCTAAGTCGATTATTTCGCCATTGTAGCATGGTAGGCCAAACGGAATACCTTTAAGCCACTCAATTAAAGCTTTATGCTTGCCTAGCCTAGCTATTTCATGGCGATATTCATTATTAAAACGATCAAAGATATGGCTAATCTTTTCAGCCCTAGTGGTTAGCTTTTTTTCTTCATTATCTCGCTCTATATGGTCAAGAATGAAAGCTTCATAGCGTGGCTTATAAACTGTATGGTGTACTTTTGTCATTGGTTCTATCCTTCTTTGTTAATCTGATTTAATGATCGCTGGATTGTATCAGCAAGATTATATGACTGAAAAACCCAGCCAGCGCCGTACTTTTTGCCGCGATACATGTTTGCAAATGGCGGTCTAATACCGTCAAAAGCATAATACCAAACATAATATCTAGGATTCCCGTTTATATCATTTGGAAGCCTTGTTGCCGCTTCTGCAATATCTTTTGCTTGTTGTGTAATTTCCATTGGTTTTCCCTTTCTTATTGTTGTTGTCATGCGTTGGTGCATGTGTAGGCAGTGCCGCAACACTGCCTCAGATGCATCAAGTGTTTATTGCTTCAATTGCTTTGACTGTAGCCTTTGCGCTTCTGGCTATACCAAAAACCCATTTATCAAAGCCGCCCATATCCCACATATCAGAATAATAATCAGCATCGGCTTTAAGCTCTGCTAAATGTGGATCATTAGCATTAACCCACACATTGCGACTGTTTTCCTTAACAATTACAGGTGTGTCTAAATCGCGTTCTTTATGATCTTGAAAAAATCTTTTTGGTAATTTAACTAACATTAGTTTTCTCTTTTGCTGTTAATAATTCCTTCAAACGCTTGGTATTGCTATCTATTATTTCGCTAAGTGTTTGGATGGCATCTGGGTTATCTTTAACTAATGATAAAAGTTCTGCTGATGCTTTATTGCTTTCTAAAAGGTTGCTGATTGTTCTTTGCTTTGACATTGGTTTTCCCTCTCTTATTGTTTATACATATATATAATAATGATATAATATAGATATGCAAGAAAAAAGAAAGTAATATAATCAATAACTTATAAAAAAGATTTATTAAGAAATGCGACACACAACACATCAAAAGACAGGTCGCGCATGGGCGCACGCGAATACTACAAAAGAAAAACAAAAGCAATACTATTGTTTTTTATTGTTCATGCTTTGCCAAACTTAGTACAATTAAGAGCTGAGCTGGCAATATTTAAGCCAGTTTTAGCAGTGCAAAAGCACTACATATAGTGCCTAATCAAGATATAGATAAACAAGCAATGCACATACTAAATATGGTAGTGTTTTGTTAACATAATAACTATTATACGAATTAGCATAATGATATATATTGTCTGACAAGTTTGGTCTGGCTTTTCTGGTGGCTTTGCTTTGTTGACCCCCCCCTATCTGGCCCCACCCCTACCCCTATTATTATTATACATTCTCACACACCAAATTTTGTGTTATATTTTTCGCAGGGCTACGTTCTTCTCCATACGTGCCTAGTTCTCCTCCCAGCTAGGTATTGCGTAGCCCCCCACGCCCCCATTGCTTTTGCAGCAATATCACAGTAATATTTCCGAAAAACAAACGTGGAGCATAGCATGGCAGGTAAGCCTTTAGCTAAAAAGACGTTAGCTGAGTTGTCTCGCAGGGGTGGTGCTGAATATGTGCGTGAGTGGTTGCTTGAGGGCAAGTCTTTGCGTGATTTAGCTGCTGATCTTGATGTAAGTCGGGGTTATTTTAACAATTTGCTGCTGAAGAATGAGGATTATACCCGTGCAATAGATGCGGCGCGTAAGGATGCTGCAGATGCACATTTTGAAGCAGGTTTTGAAGCTATATCTGATTTAAGCCATCGTAGGCAGCGTGAGGTTATGGAAGCGCTGAGTGGTGAGCGTGATGTGAGTGAGGCCAATGTGAGCCAGATTGATTTAGGTTTGCTGAAGCAGAAGGTGGGCCAGCATAATCTTGCAGCGCAGGCGTATAATCCTGAGAGGTATGGCGCGCGCAATCAGCAGAATGTGCAGATTAATATTGGGGATTTGCATTTGGATGCGTTGCGTAAGATGAAGGTTGTGCAGGGTGAATGATTTAGCAAGCAATACGATGCTG